GCGCTATGAGGATAGATGGGAAGGGATTAAATCAGGGCTTCATTCTGAAGAAGAAGCCCAAGCAGTATTGAAATATCACCTAAAGAAATGGTTTGATAATGTTGACAAACACATTGAGGATTATTATTCCATAACTGGCGGTGCTACGGGGAACGATGCGAGTATCACAAGAAAACTTTCGAATCCAAATTACTACCAATGTTGGATATATGACCCGGGTGCTGTCTGGTGGCGTGGGTTTCAACAGGGCGAAGATCTCGCCCCTAATTTACGTAAAGTTTTAGATAGGGAATATCGAATCACAAATAACGACATTTAAGGATTAGAGCAATGAATGATATGAGAAAACTAGTGGAGTCTTTAGAGGCTATTGAAGAAGGCATAAACGCAAGACCAGATGAGATTGCTGAGGAGCTTGGTCATATTAAAGATCAGATAAAGGATCTCCTAGAAGAAGCCCGCTATATAGTAGAGCATGTTGGTGGTCAAATTGAAGCGAGAGCAACATCTTATTGGCTTCCGCACATTGCAATGGCATTGGATAGTGATCATGGTTATTTGGGTGGTAGCATGGCTACTATGCAAAGCACGATTGATGAAATCCTCGAACAAGAAGATGATGAAGATTATCACAAAGACGACATCTAATAATGCGTTTATTTGAGTTAGCAAACAACCAACCTAAGCACAGGACCGCCGTGTTTACGTTTGGTCGCTGCAATCCGCCAACGATTGGACATGAGAAGCTTGTGCAGACAGTACAGAATGTTGCACAGGCTAATGACGCTGATTCATTTATTTTTCTCTCACAAACACAGAAGAAGCCAAAGGATCCTTTGTCTTGGCAAGACAAGCTAAAAATATTTAAGATGATGTTCCCATCTGCAAACGTTTGGGAAGACCCTGCCATAAAGACACCCTTCCAAGCATTAGGTGAACTAGCTGAAGATTATAAGAATATTATTCTTGTTGTGGGTGATGACCGAGCAGAGCAGTTTGCTTTGGGCATGGGCAAGTATGCAAAAGAGTGGGACGTGGAGAATTTCTCTGTTGTCTCGGCTGGTGGTCGCGACCCTAACGCTGAAGGTGTTGAAGGTATGTCAGCATCCAAAGCAAGGTCATACGTTGCAGCTGGAGACTTCCCTAACTTCGCTTCATCTTTACCCAATACAATTTCCACAAAACAAAAGAAAGCTATCTTTCAACTCCTAACTAAATCTATGTAATGTCTTGACAAATCCTCATAAGTATAGTACAATAGTGTACTTAGGAGGTAACAATGACAACAACTACACCAGCAACACCCCAAGCCCACATCCGGCATTACTCTCAGGATGACGTTAATCGTCTAAAACAACTAGTGACAGACGGTTGCACTATCATGCAAGAGACTAAGGACTTGAATGACGGCTTGAGTGATACGATCAAGGCAATTGCAGAAGAGATGCAAATTTCACCTTCCGTACTAAAGAAGGTAATTAGGGTTGCCTTCAAGCGTAGTCGCGATGAAGAGCGCACGAAGTTTGAAGAACTAGAAGATATCCTAGACACGCTTGGTCTATAAAGATGACTCACTTTATCCGAGACGTCTGGTCATTCTGGAAGGAAACTTGGCGCCTCGATAAAGTATTATTCTTTGCAGAGGCTATAGGCACATTCTGCGGCATGACTGCGGCAGCAACGATGGGACTGCAAACGCCCAACCCTGACCTACCAGTCATCTATGCATTTTATCTTGCAAGTGGCATGCTTTTAGCGTATACTAGTTATATACGTCGAGCATCTTGGATGGTAGTCCTCATGTCGTTTTATGTGCTGACAACAATTATTGGAATAGGAAAACTCTTTTAATGTATGTAGACGCGCTATTTTCAAAAAAGCAATCACAAGTAAAAGTGGTAGAACGTGTAGATGGTAAACGCATCTACAAAGACTATCCCGCCATATACGAATTCTATGCAGAAGATCCTAAGGGTCGTTTCAAAGGTTTGCATGGCGAATCCCTAACTAAATTTTCATGCGGTTCTGATGCGGACTTCCGAAAGACAAAGCGCATGAACAGCAACAAAAACCTTTTTGAGTCAGATGTAAAGCCCGTTAACAAGGTGTTAGAGAAGTATTATCAGCACACAAACCCTGCTGAGATGCACGTGGCCTTCTTCGATATTGAGACAGACTTCGACCGAGAGACAGGCTATAGCTCGCCTGAGGATGCCAGTAACGCTATCTTATCCGTGGCTGTTCATCTACAGTGGCTTGGTCAAACAGTTTGCTTGGCTGTGCCTCCCAAGGGTATGGACATGGAAGAGGCAAAGAAGATTGCTGACCGTGTTGGTAACACCATCATGTATTATGAGGAAGCCCATATGCTAGATGCGTTCCTCACACTAATTGAAGACGCTGATGTGTTGAGTGGTTGGTATAGTGAAGGATTTGATATCCCATACACCGTCAATCGCATTACGCGGATACTTGGTAAGGCTGAGACACGCAGGATGTGCTTGTGGAATGAACTGCCTGAGATGCGCATGGTGGCGCGCGGCGGTAAAGAATCACCCACGTATGACTTGGTCGGTCGTGTTCACCTTGACTACTTGCAGCTATACAAAAAGTTTATTTACGAGCAGCGTCCAAGCTGGTCACTAGACGCAATTGCGGAACACGAACTGGGCGACTGTAAGGTGCCTTATGACGGTACACTAGACGCACTGTATAACAAGGACTTTGAGAAGTTCCTACGATACAACATACAAGATACAGAACTGCTAGACAAGCTAGACAAAAAGTTGCAGTATATTGATTTGGCATGTAGCATTGCACACGGTAATTCGGTTGTCATCAAGGCAGCGATGGGCGCGGTAGCAGTTACAGAACAAGCGATTATTATAGAAGCGCATAACAGGAATGTAATGGTGCCAGATCGTGTGCGTGTTGGTGAAGATGATTTGCCAGCTGCGGGCGGATGGGTCCAGACCCCGAAAAAGGGATTGCACCGCTGGGTCGGTTCATCTGACTTGAACTCACTATACCCCTCAGTGTTACGCGCACTGAACATGAGTCCCGAGACCATTGTTGGTCAGGTTCGGCATGATGGCACTGACAAAGCTATACGAGATTTTATTGAGGCTGCGAAACGTAATTCATTTACGGAGTGGTGGAATGACCGCTTTAATACGTTGGAGATGGAACACTTCTTCAACAACGATAACGTGGAGCGTCTCACGCTAGACATGGCAGACGGGTCGTCGTGTGAGGTCACTGGTGCTGAATTGCGCAAGCTAGTTTTTGAAAGTGGCAACCCATGGTGTATCTCAGCGAACGGTACGATCTTCCGCACAGACGTGGACGGCGTGATTCCTGGCTTGTTAGGTCGCTGGTATGCAGAGCGTAAAAAGCTACAAGCGATCAAGCGTGACTATGATGCGCTACAGGAAGGCGTACACGTTGACATACGCGCTGACGTTGCAAGCGACATTACGGAAAACTTAGAGCGCAAGCGTGAAGCTGGTGAGGTGTCGATTGTTAATGCGTTGGATCAGAATCAGGTGTTCAGTGTTGCGGCATTGAAGAAAAAGGCTGAGAGTAAGAATCCCGAAGACCTATATGCGTATATGCTCTCACACAACCTTGTGTTTGACAAGCAGGGTTTGGTTCACTATGCAGATAAAGCGCAACTGAAAAAGATCATTGGCTTCTGGGATAAGAGGCAGTTGGTCAAAAAGATTAGCTTGAACTCATTGTATGGTGGGTTGTTGAATGAGCATTGTAGGTTTTACGATCACAGGTTAGGTCAAAGCACAACGCTAACTGGTCGTACAATTGCACGACACATGTCTGCTAAGACGAATGAGATCATTGATAATGTTTACGATCATACAGGGCGGTCTGTTTTGTACGGTGATACTGACTCAGTTTATTTTTCGGCGTATCCTATATTGAAGGATGAAATTGAAGCTGGCGAAATTGTTTGGAATAAAGAGAGTGTGGTTGAGCTTTACGATGTAATTGGTGAGCAGGTATCAGATTCATTCCCGCAGTTCCTCAGTGAGGCACTTAACGTCCCGCAGAACAGAGGCAACGTTATGAAGTCGGGTCGGGAAATTGTAGCTGAGACTGCACTGTTTGTTACAAAGAAACGCTATGCTGCATTGGTATATGATGAAGAAGGTAACAGACGAGACGTAGACGGCAAGGATGGTAAGCTAAAGATTACTGGACTTGATCTGCGCAGGTCAGACACACCTGTCATTGTGCAAACATTTTTGACTGAGGTGCTGAAAGATGTGCTTGCGCTTGTTGACGAAGAGACAATTATTGAGAAAGTGCGCAAGTTCAAACAGCAGTTTAGTGAGCTTCATCCTTGGGAACAGGGGTCGCCGACGGCAGTAAATAATCTTACACGCTACACAGATGCGCTGGAGAAGTCCTTAGAGAACAAGTTTACGGAATTCAAAAAGCTATCTAAAACTGTAGCTAACACAGAGAAATTGTCGATTCCAGGTCATGTTATGGCAAGCATAAATTGGAATAGGCTGCGGGCTGTGCATAACGACTTGCACACCGTAAAGATAGTTGACGGACATAAGGTGAACGTGTGTTGGTTGAAAGATGGCAACGACATGAGAATGTCATCTGTTGCGTATCCTGTAGAGGAACCTCATCTTCCTGACTGGTTCATCAATTTACCTTTTGACACAGACAGCATGATGCGGTCTAACGTAGATAAAAAGGTAGAAAATCTTCTTGGTGTGTTGGGTTGGGATTTGTCTAGAACAACACCCTCAGCCGCACACATGGAAACTTTGTTTGACTTTTCCTAGAAAGTATGCTATAATTAATCGTAATTGCAACAGGAGTATTTATGCTATCGGAAGTATTGACTGATATCCTTGACCATACACATGGCTTAGGATTTATTGAAGTGTTAAAGATCACAAAGGATGCAGCCAACAAGACAAAGTTGGAAGCAATGCATCACATGCGAGCGGTCGTTATGTATGGCGAACTAAAGACGCCACTAAGTGAGATCACTGACACAATTGGCCTATCTCGGATGGCGGTGCTACAAGGCTACTTGAAGTTCCCACCGTTCACCGCAGATAAAGCAACCATCGAAATCATCTCACAACAGAGAGCCGGTGTAGATACGCCTACAGAAATCCAATTCACCTCACCCGACGGACACGAAGCAAATTATCGTTTCATGCACAAGGATGCGGTAGACAGTGAGATCAAGGTGCCTACATTCAAAGGTGCAACATGGGATGTAACTGTGGTGCCTACGGCTGAGAATTTGAAGGAGCTATCTTATTTCAATGGTGTGCTTGGCGCGTATGAGCCTACATTCCTTGCAAAGACAGATGGCACCGAGCTTAATCTTTACATTGGTAGTGGTCCTACTGACCGCGCTACTGTGCCGTTTGCTAAGGGTGTGTCAGGTTCATTAGCTGGTAAGTTTAGTTTCCCGCTAATTGAGACGCTGGCTATCCTCAAGCTTGCTGCAAAGGCTGATAACTGTACGATGAGTTTTAGCGACAAAGGTGTGTTGCGTATTCTCTTGTCAACAGCCGTTTGTAACTACGAGTTTATTATACCAGCGAAGATGTAATGGAAGTTATAGATAAATTTGAAGGTGACTTTGCATTTTTATCTAACTTCTATCCGGCTGAAATAATATACAAAGGGATATGCTATCCCACGGTAGAACATGCATATCAAGCGGCAAAATCAGATGATCCGTCGGTGCGCCGTTTGATGGCACATCACAGTAATCCTGCGTTAGCTAAAAAGGCTGGCAAAGTTATAAGACTGCGCGAAGACTGGGAAGATGCAAAACTGGGTATTATGAAGGAACTCGTCGCACAAAAGTTTCAAAACCCCGAACTGCGCGCAATGTTAGATTTAACAGCAGGTTACGAATTGGTTGAAGGTAATTGGTGGGGCGATACCTACTGGGGTGTTTGCCGTGGCGAAGGTCTCAATTACCTTGGAAATATATTAATGCAGATTAGAGACATAAAAGGAAACGACAATGAGAACAGTTAATGTAAATTTACTTGGCATTGGAAGAACAGCTGGACAATGTCAAACACAAAATACCTCGCATAAGGATACCGAATGAAAGATTTATCAAAATTCAATCAAGACTACGCAACGTTCTTGCCTGCGGTCAGTGGATTTTACACAGAAATTTTAGGTAGAACCAAACACATAGACGGGTATGTTCCTGAGGGACGTGTGCCAGCAGGCTTTGAGAATGGACTAGAGGGAATGAACTTTCTTGATCCAGATCAAGGATACTTCTTTTACGACAAGTGTCTTTACTCCGCTGGTCATGCGTATATGGACCTCGATCAAACAGACAGACTAGAATGGATGATCCAGCATCGCGACCCGCGTGTTATGTGTCTTGGTGATTCGGGCGGATTCCAAATTGGTAAGGGCGTTATCAAATTTGACTGGGAACGCTTTTACGAGAAGCCCGGTGATCTCGGTTATAAAGGCAAGGCAGATAAAGTTCGGCAAGAGATCCTAACGTGGCTAGAGCACACAGCAGAGTGGTCAATGATCTTAGACGTTCCGTCTTGGGCAACTACACGACCAGAGACAGGGCTGAAGAATTTTGAGGATTGCTTGAAGGCAACGCTACACAACAATGATTATTTTGTAGAACACCGCGAAGGCAAGACTAAGTTCCTCAATGTGCTACAGGGTGTTCATCAGGAAGACGCTGACACATGGTATGAGGCGGTCAAAGACTATCCGTTTGAAGGCTGGGCAATGGGCGGTAATACTTTGCGAGATGTGTCCATGTGTTTGCGCAGACTTATTATTATGCGTGACGAAGGCAAGCTTGAAGGCAAGGACTGGATGCACTTTTTGGGCACCTCACGTTTAGACTGGACAGTTATGTTGACAGCGTTGCAGCGTCAGTTACGCAAGCATTGTAACCCCAACCTCACAGTCAGTTTCGATTGTGCTAGTCCTTTTATTGCTACTGCTAACGGTCTTGTATACTCTCAAAACGTATTGACTAACGATAGGTTTAGTTATATAATGGAAGGTTGCTTTGATGATAAATCATTAAAAGGCAGCACGATCCCGTTCCCGTTTGAGAGTGAGATCGGTAAGCGTCTTGTAGCTGGCGACATTTGCACACTAGGTCCAGGTGACTTGAACAAGCGTGGTGATGTTGGTAAGACAAGCTGGGATAGTTTTAGTTACACTATGCTAATGGCGCACAATGTTTACGCACATATACGGGCGGTACAGCGGTCAAACGCACTTGCAGACATTGAGTCAATTGAGTGTAACCCAGATTATTTGATGTGGCGTAAAGTAAAACGCAAAGACAAGTCTGCGGAACTTTCAAAATGGGTTCCACGTAACTTGCTTTACTTTAATAATTTTGTCGAGCGTCTATTTGATTCTCACAAGCCAATGACCATGATCGAAGAAGCTGGACCATTCTTACAAGACTTTAACAACAACCGAATTGAAGATGGTCATTCACCTCTGTTTAGGGACTTGTTCTCAGAAGAGGCTAGTGAGGCTGACGATACAACGTATGATCGAGAGGATGATTCGTTGGATGGACTAGAAGAATTTATACGAAAGGAGACATAATGGATATCGAAAAGAAAATGCACCTAGAGATTAGTGGGTGGCAGGACTACGTAAAACTGGTTCGCACAAAGGCAACCGAAAAGTTTGAGAAAGGTATTCTCGACATTGGTATGGGAACGCACACCACATATTTCATCTTCACTTGCTATATGAATAGTGTGGAGCCGGAAGAGTGTGCTAAGATTTTGATGGACAAATTTCCCGAGGTCGAGTGATGGAACGCACATACGCAAACAGCAACGGCCCCACAACGCAAGCGACTTTCTTCTATGGCATCGAAGTAGAGAAGACACCTGCCTATGGTTTCCCTACGTTGTTTGTGGTTGGATTACAACCAGTGGATCTTGTTTTACAGATGGCGCGCGCGAAAGCACAGCCGGAATGGGATAAGGGTAAGATCAAACACATTTATCTTGGAGCTAACCATAGCTTCAACCAAGATGAAGAATGGGCAACGCTGATTGATGCATTGTTACATGAGGGTTTTTGGGTAACGTTAGATTATCCTAGCCGTGTTCATAATTTTGTGATGCGCATACTCAATCAAGAAATGCGCCACAGTTGTTTTATTCCCATGATTTCTATTGAGATGCCAAACATTGAGGCGTTTAGTTATAATGCTGTGATAAAGATTGATGATCAAGATATGGATTATTCCAACCCTGGTGTTTGGTGTCATCGTATACACAACTTAATGTCAGATGAAGCCTTTACTCATTGGAACGCATACAAAGATGATAAGTTAGCAAAATAGATGTATAAAATTCTTTATTGGCCAGATCAAAGGTTGCGGGACGTTGCTGATGAGGTGACGGATTTTGCTGCGGCTGAGGACATTATAGCGCGAATGTTTGAGACAATGTACGCTGACAAAGGTATCGGTCTTGCTGCTACGCAGGTCGGTATTCCCTTACGCATCTTTGTTATGGATACGGGATTAGATAAAATTGCGTTTATAAACCCAAAGATAATTGAACGTAATGGTACGATAACTCAGATGGAAGGTTGTCTTAGTTTCCCTGGTATTTTTGTGCCAATTGAACGAGCTGAATCAATAACTGTTCAATATCAGCTATTGACATGTGAAACAATAGAGCGTATACTGTATGGTACAGAAGCACAATGTGTACAGCATGAGATAGATCATCTTAATGGAATTGTCTTTTTTGATTATCTCAAAACAACTAAGCGCATGATGGCTGAAAACAAATTACGCAAAAAGTTAAAGGCATTAAAGAAATGATTTTTAAGCGGGTATCGAAACAAAAAATCCGGGGCCAACGGTTTGATAAATTATTAGAGTGGCGGAGGACTTTTATAATTTGGCCGCGCCCTCTTGTACATTGGGGGCTGGCCAGTGAAGACTCATCAATAGAATGGGCGGTATTTCAGTTTGTAATGAAACGCAATACAAAATATGGTGTTGCCAAAGGCAATTATATTTCAACGCCATGGCCTTGGCGCAAGATATTTGAGTGGAGAATGGACGCCGAGTATACAACCGATAAACATCTTTTCCATGAACGACTAAAAGGTGGATCTGGGTCTTCTAACGATGATATGGAAGAAACTTCCCAGGTCATGTCTCATGTTGGAACTAGACCAATCAACGCTATCGCTGGTTCTACTTGGATTGATACAACAACAGGTGATACATACATTTATGATGGCTACACATGGATTCGGCAACTATCTTATAAGCAACAAGCAACCGCGAATAAAATGATCGCTGCTATCAAACAGAAACACGCACAAAGGAGACCTAATGCGAGTACAAAATAAAAAGTTTATTTGGGTAACATTCCAGTGTGAGGGCATACATAAATATCCGGACGCCCCCGAAGGTGTAGAATTTTTGCGTTATCCGCACAGGCACATGTTCCATTTCAAGGTTGAGCTGGAAGTATTCCATGATGATAGAGATGTGGAATTCATTTTGTTCAAGCGCGAGCTAGAAACATTGTATAGAGAGAGTACATTGCAGCTAGATAATAAGAGTTGCGAAATGATGGCTGAGGATTTGAACGAATACATAAGCCGCGTTTGGCCAGGTCGTGATCTCATTATTACAGTGAGCGAAGATGGTGAGAATGGCTGTACGTGTTACTATGCTAAAGACGAAGAAAAAATCCCACGCTTATATGAGAAATAAATTATGAAAGTATATGTGATAGACCTTGAGTCCGTACCAACGCGATACACTTGCGAGTGGAAAGGACATATCCCTGCACTTCTAAGCGAAGCTGCTACCCATAGGGATAGACTCGACGTAGAGATTGTAAATATCTCCGGCGGAGAAGAACAGTTGAAGGCCACGCCAGGCGCCTTCCTGAACTTTGCGCAAACCAACGTGTATAAGAATAATCAACTCACGCAGGTTGCAAAGCTATTCTCCGAGGGCAAGGTCTTGCCTGGCGACCAATTCATTTTTACTGATGCATGGAACCCAGCTATTATACAGCTAAAGTACATGAGCCAGTTGCTAGACATTCCGGTTGTTATTCATGCGCTATGGCATGCTGGCAGTTACGATCCGCAAGACTTTTTAGGTCGTCTTATAAAGGACAAACGCTGGACTAATAATTTTGAGAAATCAATTTGGCATGCTGTAGACTAC